AAAATTTGCTAAAAAGCTTGACAAATAAGGTAAAAATATATATAATCACCTTTCTTTTTACAGGCTGGGGTATCGCCAAGCGGTAAGGCAATTGGTTTTGGTCCAATCATCCAGAGGTTCGAATCCTCTTACCCCATCCACTCAAATTTCATCGCGGAGTAGAGCAGTGGTAGCTCGTCGGGCTCATAACCCGAAGGTCGGCGGTTCAAGTCCGTCCTCCGCAACCAAATCCACATTTTATCGGCATTTGAAAGCACTTTTTAAAATGCTTAATTTATTCTGAAATTGATTTTAGTAAATTTTCAATAGTTTCTTTAGATTTTCTTACGTTTGCGGTAATATATTTTTGAGTTGTAATAATATTTGTATGGCCAAGCGTAAAAGATACTTGCTCAATCGGAATTTTAAGATAATTGATAGAATACGTGCCGATTAAGTGCCTTATATCGTGCAATCTTATTCTAGGTAGATTATTTCTTTTAAGCAATGAGTTCCAGCTCCTACGTAAATCTTGATATTTGTCGTTTGTCATAGGATTTACGAATACATATCCGTTTAGCTTGTTTTGCTTCTTTGCTTCGATATATCGACGAAAGAGACGAACATAAAGCTCATCACTCATTTTATAGACCATATCGCGCTTAGCCTTATTGATTTTAAATGGGATCGTGTAAGTCCTGGTTTTAAAGTTTATATCGCTAAATTTTAAACTCAATACTTCATTTTTTCTTCTTCCGTGTAAGAGAAAAAAGAATATATCCGCGCTTGGCTCTTTGTTTTCTGAAATGGCTTTAATAAACTTCTTTTGAATTGCTACGCTGTAATCAAAATATCTTTTATTGTCAAATTTAGGTAATTCAATAAAGTCGCAAGGATTTTTATTTATTATCTCGAGCTTTAATGCAAGCTTAAAAATTACCTTGAGCTTTGCAAGGATATTTTTAACGGTCTTAATTTTATAATCTCGCTTAATAAGATCATTACAAAATCTTTGGATATCAATGAAATTTATCTCACTTACGTTTTTTAAGCCCAAATCGTCTTTAAAGTGCTTTTGATACGTAGATATATCGCTTCTAAGCGTAGAGGGACTTAAAATAAGCTCATAATACTCGAGATAGTTTTTAAAAAGCTCGTTAAGCGTCATTAGAATTGATACTCCCTTAATCCGCGCTCGATAAAGTCCTCAAGGTCTGGATTATTTAAATCGTGCTTTGTATTTCTCTTTGTAAATGAATTTAGACCGCGATCAAGCATTATATTTTCAACGTAGGCTAGGTGCTGAATATTGCAGTTAGCTTTATCTAACTTTGAATAATAATTATATAGCTCGTAATTTTTCATCCATAGAGGCGGTTTTTTGAATTCTTTTCGGTTTTTCATAGCTTCGCGTTTGATTTTTTCTCCCTCGCGTACATACCAGGCATCAACCCAGGCGTCAAGCTCGGGTTTTATGCTTTGAGAAGTTGATTTTTGAGGCGATTTTTGAGTTTGATAAGTATTTATAACCTTACCGCAAATTTTATGCGTTAAAACGCCTTTTTCTAGTATTACTTCCTCGTCTCGTCGAGGAATAAAGATATTTATGTATTTTTCGTGCAAATCCCACTCTATAACGTTCTCGTCGTCGTTTTTAATATCACATAAATGATAAAAATCCCTCATTGAGCTGATAAAATTTATGCGGCGATATACCCAAAGCGGCACCTGAGTGCGCGAAGTAATAAAACGCCTAACTTTGTGTTTTACATACCACGCCGCAAGCTCGTCTAATTCGTCGGTTTCGCTTAAATTCATAAAGGTTTTTTGAATATATTTCATTACGTAGCCAGTAGGATTATCAATTGTCCATTGAAAACCATTTAATTCGCCGTTTCGCGCCTGGTGAGGGGTTATAGCGTCGGTTTTTAGGTTTTGCGGGGCGTTAAACAAATCTTTATAGCACTCAAAAAGATAAGGTATTGTATGTGCAGGAACATAAAAAAGCGCATGAATATGCGGCACGCCGTCCTTTTTATGCGGCTCAAAGCAGCGAACATAGGAACGATCAACGCCTTTATATTTCTTATGATAGCGTTTGATTAAAAGCAACCATTGATAGTTTAAAATCTGAACTAAATCCCTAATTTCAAGCTTTTCACCGTTTTTCATTCTAGATTTTATATCGCTAGGGATATATTTCCAATCAAGCGGCTTAAATTTACCGTATTCACCCCTTAAAGCACCGCGAAAGCAACCGTTTAACGTGATAGTTAAAAATACGCCTTTTTGCTGATACATAATGCTAAAGGAATTTAAGGTATTGATACGATTTGAGACTTCAGCGTAGTAACACTTACTCAAATTTGCGGACATTGATATATCAAGGAGGCTTTTTACCTCGCCGAGATTATTTACAAAAGAGAAATTTTGCATATAGTCTCTTTGAGCCTTGATTTTATCATTGGCAATGGTCAAATCTAACTTAGAAATCCCAAACACTTTGCACCTTAAACTTAAAAGTGAATTATTTTTATTAACTTGACAAGGCGGCGCGTTACTTCGCGCGCGCTGCGCGCCGCGCTCAGTTTCCGCTCCGCTTTATAACTTCACAAATTTAAATTATCTGTATCGTTAAAGTTACTACTGAATCGATTTCTTGATCTTGCTCGATCGAAAAAAGGTATTTAAGTAAAAAGATGTCTTTAAGTATGGGGATGCCGTTACGTTGTTTTTGGTTGGTATTTTTGTTTATGCCGCTTAAGACTAAAATATCGCCGCGTTTGAGAGAATACGAGCTTTTAAGCTCCTTTTTGCTTGTAGTAGGGGTTAGGGTGTTTTGATTTGATAAAAGATCCTCAAGGATAAGGTGTAAGTCAAAATCTATATGATCGCGCAAAATAATAGGTTTTAGGGTGACTTTTAAGCCAACGTCTTTATACTCATAACTGTTTTGGGTAGTAGTTTGAGTGGCTGAAGTTTGACTATTTTGCACAAGATAGGGAATGTTTTGAACGGTTGAGAAATATACTTCGGTATGGTTGCGAGCGGTTAAAAAAGGGCTAGATATAATTTTAGTTAAGCCGTTGGTATCAAGGAAATTTAAAACGCCAAAAAAGCCGTCATCATCGTTTCTAATTACGTTTGAGTTCGTGGTATAGGGCGAAGTGATTAAATTTATATAATAAGCCAAATCACCGTGATTTAGCGGTTTAAGCAAACTTTGAAGCTTTGTGCCGCGGTCTTTGATGTCTTTTAGATTGGTTTCAGTTATAGTGAGCTTGAATTGCACCTGCTCGAGCTGCTTATCTATACTCTTTACCGCGTCTTTGATTTGATCGTAAATATGCTCGTCGGCACGGAAAAAAACGGAATTGGACGATTTAGAATAAGTAGCATTGATTTCAAAATTTGAGATAATACGCTGTACGTCATCTAAGACATAATTGCTTAGATCAATACGGCGCAGATCAAGACTAGGCAGCTTTTTATCCGTTACATAGTAAAAATTACTTTGCCTATAAAGGTAAAGACCTTTTGACTCGAGCATTTTTTGAAACATAGCAAGGGTCAAATTTGTTTCTTGCTGATATATGAAATAGTAATAAGTGCCGTCGATACTATCGTCGGTTACTATAGTTATATTGTTGGATCTGCTTGCAAGCTGAGCAAAATTTACAAGATCGGTGTAAATCGTTTCAGCTTTTACAAAGCTACTTAAAAGGATTAACGTTAAGACTAGTTGTCTGAGAGTTTTCATAAGATACGCCTTTATTTGGATTTTGATATAAGAATGAAGTATTTTTTAGCTCATCAAGCACGGGTGCATCGAAAACTAAAAAATACTCCGTAAGATGTTTGCCTTTGGTGGTAGCGTAAAAATATAAGGGTTTATGCGATGAAACGGTAAAAGAGATATAGCCGTAAGGAAAAGGGTATTTTTCATTTTTAAAAGTACAGACTTCATCGATACATGAAAGGTTATAAATATAGGTTTGGCTTAGTTGATCTTGGGTTTGTGGGGTCGGCTTAGGTTGATGCGCAGGGCGAGATTGAACCGACTGGATAGGTTGAGAAATTTGAGTTTGATTGTCTTGTTGTTCGTCGGAAACATCAGAGCTTAAAGATTTAAGGAAAAAGTAAAAGTAAATAGATAATGCGATAAATACGAATAGGGCTATATAAAAGAATTTACGTACGAATGATTTTTGAGATGATGATTGACCAGAATGGTAAAGATCAAATACTTCTTGTAAATAAGGAATATGAAATTTTTGCATCACATCCTTTTGATACATCTTATAAGAACCGTAAAGAATATATCTAAATTTATTTTTAAATAGGCGTTTGGCACTATCTACGGCTTTTAAAAAATGCTCGGCAATGCGTTTATATTCATTGCTTATGAGACTAAGATCTTGAGTAATAAGATAAATATCCTGGTATAAGTGGCGATGATAAGTAAGCCACCAAACAAGAACCGGATCTTCTTTGGCTTTTAAAAAATTGTGAGCCTCATCAAGAACTATAAAAACGCCACTTAAATTTAGCTCTTTAGCGCGCTCGTTTAATTCAGCGTCGGTAACTTTGGAAATATAAAGGGCGTGGAGTATAGACATATCGGCATAAAATTTATCAAAGTCAAATTTTATAAATTTGTTACTAAGGTCAAATTTAAACTCATTGATATTCGTATAGCAGTACGTATATTCTTTTTGTTTCTCTGGTTTGATAAATTTGCTTAAAAAACCGCCAGCAGGTTTAAATAAAAAAAGCTGGTAAATTTTAAAAACAGCGTAATATGTCTTACCACTTCCAGGATTACCGACTAAATAAGTTATCATATTAAAAACCTAAACATAAGTTTTAATAAGCCCTGAAATACTGTATCTAAGCTTTTCAAGTAGCTTAATGCCTATTTTTGTTCCTAGCATAAGAAACAAAGAAATAAAAATAGGAGAATAAAGGTTAAAAACGTCCCAAAAAGCTTTAAAAACGCCCAAAGTAGATAAAACGGCTAAGGCAGTAGAAGTTACTTCATTGCTACTTGTAGGATTAGTTAAGGTTTTAGTAAAACTAAAAATTTCAAACAATTGACCGAATAAAAAATTTACAATAGATAAAAGAGCACCAAAATAAATAACCATAAGAGCAAACATTGCAATCTCAATCAATACAATTTTACTAAAAGCAATTTTTTTAAGGACAAAAGCGGCAAGCTCGCCTAATTTTAAACGAGTAAAAATCCAAGAAAGAGCAGAAAGTATAGCAGTCAAAATTTACCCTTTAAAATGAAAATATAAATAACTTAAGCATCAAAATAAAGCCACCGATAGCAAAACCAGCGTAAAAAGCATAATAAGAAATTTCAGAAACTGGGGCTAAATTTTCGCAATAATCTACAACTATTTCTTGAGACCTACCATTAGGTAAAGAAATTTGTTTTCTAATAGGACATTTGCCTTTAATACTTGATTGCACTTTTTCAAAACCTTTGCCTTGAACAATGCTTACAAATTGATCTATACCATCGCGAATACCATCAAATTTAGATAAACCTTCGCCTATATGTTTTGCTATGCCACCGTAAAGACCATCACGCTCCTTTTCAAGATTGCTATCATCAAAATTACCTCTATTAAATTTAGGCTCTTTGCCATTACCGTCATCAGGATTTGGATTGGGATTAGGCTTAGGATCAGGATTTGGCTTATCATCAGACCCGCCACCATTACCACCGCCACCACCAGGATTTCCACCGCCAGGATTTGGATTAGGCTTAGGATCATCAGGTTTTGGGGTGTCAGGTTTAGTTTTATTGTCGTCAGGCT